AATAAGTTAAATATTTTATATTTATTTTCCAAGTAAGAGAGAAACCTGTGGTTTATATAAGATTGAACTCCAAAACATCCTGTCCAATTTTCAGAGTTTGTATTTCTTATTCCTAATATAGAATACTTATCTTTACCTATAGTTGCAATAGAATTCATTATTTTATAATTATGTTCAAGTACAGATGCTATTCTTAATGAATTATTTTTATTTTCTTCTTTTCCATGACTAAAATGCCATAGTGGAAGCACTTTGACCTGTGATTTTTCTAAATTATGAAATACAATTTTTTTTTGAAAAAAAACACTATCATGTATAATAATGGCATTATCAAAATAATGATTTTTATAAAAATAATAATATGGCAATAATTCACCTCTTCCTGGATATTCAGATTGAACTACTGTTAAATTCTGATATTCAAACTCAGATTTTACAAATTCTGGATTGCTATTATCATCTATAACTACTATATTTATATTAGGATACAAGGAACGTAAACACTGAACTGATTTATTCCAATATTGATTTGTTAGTTCTGAGGTGACATGTCTAGAAATAATAAATCCAAATGTCATACTAATTAAAAATAATAAAATCTATTTATTATTCGGCATATTATTTGGTATTTTATCAATATTCATAATTACTTCATCTTTTGGCACCGATTTTTTAGATATACAAAACGCATCAAACTCTTTACGTTTTAACTGCACTTGAGGAGTATGATTATGAACACACCTGGCAATCATTTTATACAATTTGAAATCTGGGTATCTCTCATCCCCATTTGTTTTATAAAGAACATTTACATCATTATCATCTAAACACCATTCTACAATTAATTTTACAATGGGTTCACATTTTTTCAAATTTTTAATTTCAGATAAATCTTCTACCAAATAATCAAATATAGAACATGCCAAACGACACAAATCAAAACTGAAATTGGATTCTAATCGGGGTTTCTTTTCATTGAAATAAGGTTCACAATTATATTGTGTATGAGCATCCTCATCCTTTTTAAAACTGTCACTGCAAAATATCAACTTATTATATTTGTAAATAGCTCGACCAAAATCTATAATTTTAAATAGGCGTCCAAATGTAGGAACTCTATAATGCTTGTTTTCATAGCAGTAATACAAATACTTTTTACTTGTTTTATTGTACATAATATTATTTGTATGCAAATCATTGTGTGTGAATGAAAATGCTTTTTGATAAGTAATTAGAATCATAATTATCTGCATCAATGCCGAAAACCATTCATCTTGGGATAGTTCAGACTCACCCATAATTAAACTATCAAATGTATTTTCGCAATATTCCATGCAAATAACCTGAACCGGAAATATAGGAAGAGTTGCGTATAATTCTTCAGTGCTAATATCAGATAGCATACTATGGTCTTCTGATGAATCTTCATCATTTATTTCTGTAATGTCCTTTTCTTTATGTTCTTCTTCAATCCCATCCTCCGCCTCCCCTTCCCCATCATCCTCTTCATCCTGACTACCCCCCTCATCACTATCTGTAGTATAAGAGGATCTAGATGAACAAGTAAAATCTGAATTCATAGTTACACTAGGTGATTTACTAGTAGAATTTATTGCTGATGATAAATAATCAGATATATCTACTAACTCTCCCAAATCACTTAAATTAACTGTATTTGATGTATCCATCAAAGAATCCTGTTTCTGTTCTTCAACTAAACTAGATTTTTCCTCTTCAAAAAGGTCCTCAAAAACAGTATCATCAAATGCTTCAATGTCTGTGAGAGCGGTGGCATCCGATATTTTTAATGGAACTAATGGTCGTTTTGCAAATAAATGGTCATAAGATTCTACTTCGAATAAAGTATTTTTGTGTTTATTGAAAAACTCTGATTTATTCAAATACTCAATATCATCTAGCACATTCAGTTTAAATGCATTTTTAATTGCCAAAAAAGAACCATAATAATCTACACCATGAATGAAATTGTGTTTATGAATTAAAGTGCTAGATAGGTATGAAAACATGCCATCAACATAGGCCGAATTGTTTTCATCTAGAATTTTAGGATGGACTTGGATCTGATCTTGTTTTTCTAAACTATAACTGGGCAAATTAAATAAAGAAGTATCTTCGATATCATATTTTCCTACAATATATTTGAATGGGTCTAGAAGTGGTGCCATTTTAAAAAACACATCTTTTTCCTTAATATCATTTGTTTTAACATTTTTTACAGCACAACTGTACAAATGTTTGCAATCGTAATTTACATTTTTAATATCGTCTAAATACCATTCATGATTTAAATTAACGGAATTGTAGTTTGTTTCATTTAACAGAAAGAATTTCTTGTAAATAGGAATATAATTTTGCACTTGAGATAGAAAAGTAAATTTTTTTTGCTTAAATGTCTGAAACAATTCAGCATTCTTTCTTTTTTCATAGTTGATCTCCATTAGCTAAATAAAATATTAAAATGTATCAGTTTTAACTCTTTACTTATGATTGATTTGATAAGTCAGTTGTTAACTCTTTACTTGAAAAAATAAAGAGTTAACTAATAAATATATTGTAGTAATGATTAAAGTATTAATCTACTGTTGGTAAAGCAGTAATTATAGTTCCTAAACAATTTTGTTGAGAAATACCACTTCTATAACAACCATATGATAAATTTTTTAATGCAACTGTTGACCATTTTTGTTCATATCCAACTCCGGCAGCAGATAATAAAGCAACCATTGCATAAGTTCTAGTATTAAAATTATTATCACCATCTGGGTTTATTTGTTTATGACTAAAATTATAAAATGAATTATTTCCTGTAGTTGTGCTAGTTGGATCATATGGAAAACGAGAATTAAATGCAACAGTGCCATCGGCGGTAGTAATATATATATATAAACCTACAGGAGCACCAGGAACAAATGTTTTATAATATTGAGGTGTTCCTGGAGTTACTACTGCTTCTATAGCAACCGCCATAGCATTATATAAAGTCTCGTTACTAGGAGTAGTTTGAAATTGTAAAATGTCATCATAACATTGTAGAGTTTGAATATACCCTAGTATTGCTTGAGAAATTCCTACACTCATAAATATAATGAGTATAGGATATTATCCAGAAATAATGCAATTACCTTTACTAGATGATTTTATGGATTATATAAAAAAACTAAACTATGGGGGTCCTAAGTATAATTTTGTTAAAATAAATCCAATACCACCTATACCGCCTATACCACCAAAACCAATTCCATGTTTTTTAAAAGGAACTCATATTTTAACTACACACGGAGAAGTTCTTATTGAAAAATTAAAAACAACTGATATTCTTCTAAATCATTTAGGAGAAACTATTAAAATACTAGATATATCTACATTTACAAGAATAAAAAATAATGATACTCATCCGTATATTATTCCTAAAAATACTAAAATAAATAATTTTACTTGCAATCAAGATTTATATATATCAAAAGACCACGCTATTTTATTTAATAATATATTTATTCCGGTGCATAATACAGAGCATAAAATGATTCAGTATATAAGTAATAGAAGTGATGTTTATGAATATTATCATATTACTAGTGAAAATTATTTTACAGATACAATCATTTCAAATGGTATACCAACTGAATCTTATGGAGGTAATCTTTTATTAAAAAATAGGAATTTAATGTTATATATATTTTACAAGGTAGTAAAAGAAAATACGAGAAAAATATTAAGTAAAAATGAATTTATACATATAGTAAATAAATATAGATTAAAATCTAATAAAATACCATCTAACCACGTATCTAAACTAAATTATTCTAAACAATCTATGTTATAATTAAAATACCATTTTTATTATTGCAGTTATACAAAAATTATATAAAAATTTATAATTTAACCAACTCAATCTAAAAAATTATTTAGAAGAAACCATGCGTAGATATATAATAAAATTAGTTATTTAATATAGTATGTCACTTGAATTAAAAAGATTTACTATGAATTCTATTAGTTTTAAACCAAATGAAGCACAAGGTCCTGTCGTAGTTTTAATCGGAAAAAGAGGTTCAGGGAAAACATACATTGTAAGAGATCTACTTTTTTATCATCAAGATATTCCTATTGGCGTTGTGATTGCCGGAACAGAAGAAGGAAACGGATTTTACGGCAAAATGGTTCCCAAATTGTTTATTCACAATGAATACAATACTGCGATCATTGAGAATATTCTGAAACGTCAAAAATCTGTTCTGAAACAAATCAAAAAGGAAGTAGAAGCATTCAAAAAAAGCACAATAGACCCGCGCGCATTTGTTATATTAGATGACTGTCTTTATGACGGTTCTTGGACTCGCGATAAGATGATGCGTCTTCTCTTCATGAATGGGCGTCACTGGAAGATCATGCTAGTCATCACAATGCAATATCCCTTAGGAATTCCCCCAATGCTCCGCACCAATATAGATTACGTTTTTATTTTGAGAGAACCATATATTGCCAACAGAAAACGAATTTACGAGAATTATGCCGGTATGTTTCCTACTTTTGAGGCATTTTGCCAGGTAATGGACCAATGCACTGAAAATTACGAGTGTTTAGTCATAAATAACACTGCAAAATCCAATAAACTACAGGACCAAGTATTCTGGTATAAGGCAGATGCCCATAATGACTTCAAATTAGGGTCAAAAGAGTTCTGGGAATTGTCAAAAGATATCCACTCAGATGATGAAGACGAGAAATACGACCCAAATAACACCAAAAAACGCGGACAAGGACCTAAAATCAATGTAAAGAAGAGTAAATGGTAAGGAGTTTTTGCTTTTGTTGCAACAAAAGCAACTTAATATCTTGCTTTACCAGCTGGTAAAGCAAGATTTTGAGTATTGTTTGGTTTTACTTTTAAAAATATAACCAGTTAATATTTAAACAATATAAAGACATATCATATAACTAAGTATAATGGAAGAAC